ACAATATAGCCGACCAATTTACTACGACCACAGATTTTAAAGAGGGGGCTGGTAATATAATTCCCGCCGGCAGTAATGTATATCTGACAATCGACAGATACTGGGATGTGTTAGCTGGTACACCGGTTACAGGAGTAAAAGGTGCAAAAGAAGTATATTATCGCAGAGGAAATGTAAACATAACCCCTACCGATATCGGAGCGGTTGCAGAAGATGGAAACATAAGCAATACAACAGTTACTTTTGCCGATACAACAACTAGAGTAAATCTTGTTTCTGGCGAAAAAGCGTCGGTCGGCTTCAGGAAAATTAAGAAGTGGTTCGCTGATTTGAAAAGCTTTGCTTTTAAAGATTTAGCGAACAATCTCACGACTACTACCACTGGCAGTGCATTAGATGCGAGCCAAGGTAAGATTTTGAATGACAAATATGGTGAATTAAACCGGAGTTTAGGTAATTTAAAGACGGATTTTGATAAATTAAATAGTATAAAAATTAAAGTTGGCACCGCAGTAAGAACAGCGACAAAGGGTGAAAATTCATTTGTGTTATTTACCTTAGAACAAGTCAAAAACATGTTTGAGTTAGAAAGTCTCTCTGTTAATAATATTGCTATATTAATAAGTAATGGCGACGGAAAGGCTTTTCCTTCTCACTTAGAATGTGTAACTATGTTAAATAATAGTTGGTATGTAGTTTTTAAAGATATAGTACAAGGGAATATGAGTTGTAGAGTTCAATATGTAATATTTTATTGGGGGAATTAATTATGTAGTAATATATCTATTCTTTGCAATCCATGTTGTCAATATTCGACAAAATAAAACACTTTAAAGTGCTACAGTAATGATGTTCTCAAATAAGAGAACTCTTCAAGTTTCGGTAGGGCGGTGGATTTTTCTGCCGTCCTAATATTGACGCTTAAGAACAAATGTTCTATAATTGATGTATCGGAGGTGGCATTGTATGGAATATAAGGATGAAATAATTAAAATGATTGAGAGTGTGGAAGACAAAGACCTGTTATTGTACTTGTATGTATTTATTAAAAGAAAAATAGAGGCAGAGTAAAAGCTCTGCCTTGTGGTTATATTTTCTTTTCCCAAACGTTACCGCACTTTGAACACACAAACTTTGTTTTGCCGTTTTTGCCTTTAATTCCGGTAGCAGCACCGACAACGGCACCGACAGGCCCGAAGAAACCACCTACTGTGTTGCCAACAAGTGCTTTACCGAATGAGAATTTTTTCTTGGTATCAACAGGTATGCCAACACCATCACAACCCCATTTAGGACATTTAACAGTTTTACTCACAATAAAATACCACCTTTCTTATTAATTTAATTTATTTTGAGTATTTTTCATACATCACATCTATTAAATTCATAATACTTTCTTGCTCTTTATCCGACAATTTAGATAACTTAAATACATAATCTTTGAGCTTGCTGTCTATATTTGAAAGGTCATAATCTGCATTTGCTTGTTCAAATATAGGGTTACTTTCTTCACCTGTAACTAGATATGGCAAGGTAGTTCCTAAAAAATCAGCAATTTTCTGCATATTCTTAGTTTTTGGCTCGCTCTTTCCTCTTTTCCAATCAGATAGAGTCATGTTTGAAATGCCTGTAGCTCTTGCAACATCGGCATTTTTCAAGCCTTTTTCGTCTAGTAATTTCTGATAATGTTCATACATAAAAAATCCCTCATAAATTATTATGGAAAACTTTAAAATAATGCTTGACAATTAAAGAAAACCATAATATACTAGACCTAGATTAAGGGAATCCTTAAAGCCTAGGTTTTAATTTTGTTATTTTGTTGTCTTGGTAAGTTTCATTATAACGGATTTCCTTAATAAAATCAATATATTTTTAAGGAAAGGAGCGTAAAAAATGAATAATTCTAAGAAATATGCTCAATCATATTCGAGATTTGAGCAAATTTTGAAGAAAAAGGGTATCACATCATACCGAGTAGCAACAGACTTGAACTTTTCACCCATGTTGCTTTCAGACTGGAAGAGAGATAAAAGCAAGCCAAAATTAGACACCATGATTAAAATTGCAAGCTATCTTGATGAGCCGGTTGAAAGTTTCGTGGATTAGAGAGAAAGGAGTAACGAATGGAATTAATACCTATGTTAAATCAAAAACTTGGAAATGACATAGATGGCGCAAACTTTATGACGTTTATGAGAGGAAACGGACAGGAATGTGCCGAAATGGCAGGGGAAGTAAAAAAAATACTTGCTGGACATAATCTGTCCGTTTCACAAATCAAGGGTTTCTTAGAGTATATGAAGATTAATGTAGAGTCGTATTCATATCTTCATTCTCCGAAATAACCCTTATCGGAAATTCCTCTGACATTGAGTTACCATTAGGAATTTCTTTGGCAGTATTAAGAATATCAAGAAGTTTGGCAGAACTAGGATATTCTTTACCACAGTTAGGACAAATAATCTTGTCAGCAGATATATCTTCATTAACAGTATATCTATTGTGACAAGTACAAGTTATTTGAAATTTTAGAAACATATTTTTTCACCTCTTTTCTTATTTAGAATAAGAGGATTATACCACAGAAAGGAGAAAACATGAACGATTTACAAATTTTCAATAATGAAGAGTTTGGAGAAATCCGAACAGCAGTAATAAATGATGAACCTATGTTTTGCTTGGCTGATATATGCAGAGTGCTAGAAATCAAAAATGTTTCTGATTGCAAAAGCAGATTAAGACAAAAGGGTATAGTTACTACCGATACCCTTACAAATGGTGGTAAGCAGAAGATGATTTTTATTGACGAAAGTAATCTTTACAAGACAATCTTTCAGAGCCGTAAAGAAAGCGCAGAGAGATTTACAGAATGGGTTACATCAGAGGTACTTCCGTCAATCAGAAAAACAGGCAGTTATGGTATGCCAAAGACAACAGGCGGTCAGATACAGCTTTTGGCACAGGGCTATACAGAATTAGAGCAGAAAGTAAACGACATCAAAGACGATGTGAGCGAGCTTAAGGAAAACGTACCACTTTACAGTTGCGATATTGACGAGATACAACAGCATGTTAAGCGCAGAGTTGTAAATATTCTTGGTGGCAAGCAGAGCGAAGCATACAGGGATAACAGTATCAGACATAAGACATTCTCTGATATATGGACACAGTTAAAGCGTGAGTATGGTTGCGTATCTACTTATAAGAGTATCAAGAGAAAGTATATAGACGATGTGCATGAGTTCATTGATTGCTATGTCGTGCCTAAGTATCTTGATGAGCTTATTCATGACGCAAACGCTCAACAGAGTTTTGCATAGCGAGGTGATTTTGTATGAGAAAAAGAACTTTAAAAGAGAAGTTTTACACCGGCTGTGGCTACTCGATTTTCGGGGTGTTGGCGTTCACTTTTTTTCTTGGATTATCGGTGGCATACGGAATTAAGACAGCGAGTATTATCGTTGGAGCAATCGTAACAGTATTTTGGCTGATACTGATTGCAATATGTCTCATAGAGGAGGGCGAACCGCATGAGAAGAAAAAGGATATTGATGTTATCGACTTTAATAATTGGAACTATGACCTTAAAGCCAATAACAGCGAAAGCAGATAGCAAAGTTGAGCTGACAGCCGGTGTTACTTCCTATTTAAATAGCGTAATGCTTGGGAAGATTGAGCCAACAGTAGTTCAGAATGAGCCGGTTGTAGTTGAGCAGACCTATGAAGAGCCGACAGTTCCAACTTGCCGTAAAAAATACAGTTGTAGCCGGTTTAAGAAGCTAGGGCGAGTGCGATATGGCGATTACACTTATACGTGGTACTCGCAGAGAGTGTTACCGGGAGGTGGTTTGAACATTCCGGGTAGACATTTAAACGAGCACGGATTGGTAGTTGATGAAAACGAATACGTTGTAATTGCAAGTGATGATTTACCACATGGAGTTGTGGTTGATACTCCTGTTGGCATACAAGGGATTGTATATGACGAGGGGAGCGGAAATGGAAATCTTGACATCTACTGCGATTGGTAGCCAATTGAAACGTCAGAGTGCTAACGATTACCTACAAGAATTATATCGAGCTAAACGGCACAAGGACAAATCATTTGACTTTCAAGCACTGCTAGACAAAGAAATGGAGAAACTAAATGAGCGACAATGTAAGACGGATTAGGCTGGGTGATACAAGATACCGATTGAAGCCATTAACAAGAGAGCAGAAGCTATTGCTCAACAAAGCTCATTACGTGGCTAGTGAGTGGCTTTTTGTATCGGAGTCGGACTCATACTTAAGAGTAGTTAAGAAATCAAGCCTGCATGGGAACTTGATTCTAAAAACCATAAACAAATAGAAAGAGAGGAAACGCAATGAAGATTACACACATTTTTGCACAGAATTTTTGTAAATTCTACGGCAAAAACACATTAGACACAGATTTTTCAATGAAAACTGTATTGTCCGGTCAGAATGAAGTCGGCAAATCAACAGTTAAGAGAATTATTCTTGATGTGCTGAATTGCCATGACGAGAACGACAGAGAGATTACAGGCATAAGACCGCATGATGAAAACGGAGTCGAGATTGACGATGTTGACATTGTGAGAGCTGTTACCTTTGAGATTGACGGAAAAGTAAAGACTCTGAAAAAGGTTACAAGACAAGGAAGAAATAAGGACGGCGAAGTTTGTTCGGGACATACAGATTACTATGTCAATGATGTTACATACAAAATGGTTGAATACAACGAGTTTATTAATGATAATATCGCAGACCTCAAGATATTGCCATTTTGTCTTAACGCTATGACATTGTTGCTTAAATCGCCAACGAATCAAAGAATAGCACTCTCAACTTTTTTTGGCACACACAAAAATCCCGAAATCTGCGATATGTTTCCGCAGTTTGCTGAACTTAAACCGATGTTTGACGATGGGGACGTAGACCAGCTCAAAAAAGTATGTCGCGGCAAGCTAAACGGCACAGGCGGCAGAAACGGCTCAAAAGGACTTGTTAAGGAAAGAGACGAAATTTCAACAAGGATTGATACAATTCATTCCACCAATGAGTATACAGACCTTGCAGAGCTTGAACTGCAAAAGAAAACCTACGAGCCACAGCTTAAGGAAATTGAAGATAAGCTGTCCGACTACAACAAGATTTTAGAGAGCAAGCAGAAAGCTACAGAGGACATTATGAACCTTAAGTTTGAGCTTTCTGATATGGAGAGAAAAGCCAACGCTGAAAATCAGAAAAAGCGCATGGAGCTACAGTTACAGATTGACGGCTTCGATGTTTCAATCCGCAAAACAGAATCAATGATAAGAGCCGGAAAGGCTAGCATTAAAACCTCTGAAAGAGAGATTGAAGATTGTGCAATAGACTTAGCAAAGGTACGTGCTGACTGGAGAAAAACAAAGGCACTTTCCTTTGATGAAAGCAGTGTTAATTGTCCGATGTGTGGTCAGAGATTGCCGGAAGATACAATAGAGAGTTTGAGAACTGATTTTAGTGATAAAAAATTGAAGAAGCTTAAAGAGCTTGAGGATAAGGGCAATTCATTATCAAGTGACAGCAAGGAATTCAAACAAGCCATCGAGGATAAGAAGAAAGAAATAGCTGACCTCGAAGCAGAACTCAAGGAGCTGACAGAAAAGCGTGATACTGTTGCTAACGAGTTTGAGCGCGATAACATCGCTAAAGAGCTTGGAATGGTGCCTACTGATGTTGACATGACAGGTAACAGTGAGTATCAGGCACTTAAAGCTAAAATCGAGGAAAAAGAGAAAGCCCTTGCCGATGAAAACGATACATCAGAGCTTATCAGAAAGCTCAAAGACGAGCAAAACGAACTGTTAAGGCAAGTTTCATCGGTTGACGCAAAAATTGAGCTTGGTGCGGCAAATAATAAGCGTATAGACGATAGCATAGCCGACCTTGAAACAAAGAGAACCGACCTCAATCAGGAGATTGCCGATTGGGAAAGAAAGCTTGACTTGCTCAAAGAGTTTACTCGCAAGAAGAATGAGCTTTTACAGGCTGATGTTAATAAGTACTTGGATTTTGCCACAGCAAAGCTGTTTAGACCGCTTTTAAATGGTGATACCGAGGAGTGCTGCGACTTTGTATACAATGGCGAAGCATATGCAAGAAACCTAAATCATGGTGCAAGAATGCTGACAGAAGTTGACATATGCCGAGCTTTTCAGAAAGTGGCAAACGTTAATTTTCCAATTATCATTGATGATACAGAAAGCGTTGACGATTGGAGAATACCACAGATTGATAACCAGTTGATTATGTTGAAGCATACACAGGACAAAGAGCTTGTGATTGAGGCGGTGTGATATGACGAATGATAGATATGTTGTAGAACAAGAGTTTGAACACGCAGGATATAAATGTGTCGTTACATTCAATGCGATGGGGCATAGGTGCGGATATGTAGGCATTCCTAAAAACCACCCTTTATATGGTAAAGAGTATTCAGACTATCTTGAAATTAAGAAAGCAGATGTCGGAGACCGAAAAATAAGCGGTATCTTTCCTTTGCTTGGAGCTTGCCTTGATAAAGACGAAAGAATACGAATTGAAGCATATTTTCAATGTCACGGCGGTATTACCTTTGCGGATGGCGGAGAAAATTCAAACTATCCAATAGAAAGTGATTTATGGTGGTTTGGTTTTGACTGCGCACACTGTGACGATGCAAAAGAACTTGAACTCGCTTATGAGAGATTTCCTAATTACAGAGAGCGCCTTGCTATGCAGATTGAGTGCGAAGATAGATTTCACATTGATGGGTTGATAATCCGTACAGAAGAATATGTAGCAGAAGAGTGCAAGAAGTTAGCAGAACAGTTGAAAGAGTTTGAAGAAAGTGAGGAACAGAAATGATTAAAGCAAAAGACGGAGAAGTTACATTTAGAGGTACAAGAAGCAATATTATGGCAGAGGCGGTTACTGTTTTACATGCGCTCAAAGAGGAACTTTCAGAGGAAGAGTACAAAATGGTAATTAGACTTGCTGATAAAAGCAGGGAGCA